GGTCTGCACCCACTCCTGGTAGGGACGGCCTCCGCGGGCGCGGGTGACCAGCTTCTCGGCGGCCAGCTGCGCGAAATACTCGTCGTCGAACGCCGGGTTGACCGGGAAGTGGATGTACCCGGGCCCGGGCTCGGTGACCTTGAGGCGGGAGTAGACCAGCGCCTTGCCCTGGTCCACGCCCAGCGGCTCCTTCGGCGCGCCCTTGCGGCGGCGGTAGCGCAGGCGCTGGCGGCGCTTGCGCTCGTCCTCCACCAGCGGCCGGCCCAGCCCAGGCACGCCCTTGACGGCCACGGCCCAGGCGTGGCGCTTGCAGAATGCGTCCACGGCGTCGGTGTGGTAGCCGGCGTCGATGCAGGCCAGGGTGACGCCGGCGTGGCGCAGCTCATCCTCCAGCGCCTCCCACACCTCAGCGCGCAGGGTGTCACCGGGCAGGATCAGGTGGTCGATGGCCCAGGCCTCCTCCCCCTCGGCGAAGCCGACCAGGGTGGCCTCCAGGCGGTCCTGCTGCACGTCCACCCCGGCCACCACGAGCAGCCACGGCGGCTCATCCGGGTAGTGCTCCAGGCGGCCGATGATGGCCAGCTCGTCGATACTGTCACCCTGCTCTTCCCAGGTCTCGCCCAAGGTTGTGTTAATGAACCGCTTGAGGCTGGCGGTGTCGCCCTGGGCGGCCTGCCACTGCTGCCAGATCTCGTGCCAGCTGTAGCCAAGCCCGATGGGGCTGTAGAGGCCGTTTAGGTGGTAGCCGCGGGTCTTGCGCTCCGGGTGACGCGCGATCCACCTGCCGGCGGCCAGCATCTGCGGCTTGTGGTGCTCGTCGATGCGGGCGCCGCAGTGGCGGCAGGCGTAGAAGACGTCCCCGGTGCTCTTGACGTGGATAAGGCCGTAGCTGCCGTCGTCATGCCGCCAGCGCAGCACCTGGTACTCGCCGCAGTGCGGGCATGGAACGTGGTATTCGCGCTGGTCAGACTGCTGGTATTCCTGGTCGATGCGGGAGGAGCCGAGGGTGGTGGGCGTGCTCACCATGAGCAGCTTGCGGCGCGGGAAGGTCTTGGTGCGCTCCTCGATGAGGCCGATTGGGTCGCCCTCCCCGCCCACGTCCCAGGGGAATGTGTCCACCTCGTCCAGGAGGACGTAGCGGATGGGCATGGAGCGCAGCGACGACGGGCTGTTGGCGCCGGAGATGACCATGACGCCGCCGGCGAACTCCTTCATCTCCTCAGTGTTTGAGGAGTCGCGCGAGGCGGCGGCGTTGATGCGGTCGCGCAGGACCGGCGTCTCGCGCAGCATGGGGTTCAGCCGCTGCCGCACCCAGCGCTTGCGCACCTCCAGGGTTGGCAGCACCACCAGGGTGGGCGCCGGCACGTGGTCGATGATGTAGCCCAGCCAGTTGAGGCCCGCCTCCGTCTTGCCCACCTGGGCCGAGAACTTGAGCACCACGCGCTGCACCGGGTGCTTGTCAGAGAGGCAGTCCATGATCTCGCGCAGGTAGGGCGTGCGCGAGGTCTTCCAGCGGCCCGGCTCCGAGCTGCCCTTGCTGGAGAGCACGCGGTGACGGTCGGCCCACTCCGAGACGGTAAGCTGCTCGCGCGGGGCGCAGGCGTCGGCCAGCACACCGAAGCCCCACTCCACGGCATCCGGGATGCGAATGCTATGCGACGCGCCCATCAGCCCGCCTCCGCCCGGTTCCACGTGAAGCGCTTGCGCTGCATGGCCTGCGCGATCTCATCCAGCAGGTCCCGCGCGGCCTCCTCCAGGGAGACGTGGATGGCGTGCACGTCGCCGCCATGCCCGGCCAGCTCCGCCGAAAGCCGGTCCGGCAGCTGCTCCACAAGCCCGCGCAGCGTGGTGCCGAAGTCGCGCAGGACATACTCCACGTCCTCCCGCTTGACCAGGTTGCCGGCCATCTGCTCCGCCTCCATGATCGCCCGCTCCGCCTTGGCCTCGCGCTCGCGCGCGGCGGCGATCTTGAGGCGCAGGGAGACGTCGGAGAGGTTTGGAACACTGACGGCTTCCCCGGCGCCTTGCGGCGGGTTTTGCGAAGCCTTGCCGCCATGGCTCCCTTTCTCCGCCTCCCACGCCGCCTTGCGCGCCTGGTGATGCGGCATGGGGCTCTCGCTGGTCTCCAGCTGCCGAAGCGCATCCTCCAGGTCCACCCGCCCGTCCGCGCCCAGCTTCAGGCGCCCGGCCTTCACCCACTTGGTCACCGTGGCGCGGTTCACCTTGAGGTGACGGGCAAGCTCGGCTCGAGTGACGCGGCGGCTCACAGGTTCTCGATCCCCCAGCGTTTGGCCCAGCTCTGCTGGGTGTTGGAGATGTCCTGACCGCCGCGCCCGCGGGTTCCCCGCTCACCGACGCGATCCGCACCGGTGCGGCGCATCTCCTCGACCATGCGGTCGTGATTGGCCTTCTGGTGGCGTTCCATGATTTTCTTGTCCCGAAGCCTAGGTGTGATCCTCGTGCGCTCCACCATCTGCCTCAAATGCCACACCTGCAGCGCCAGCTGCGTGCGATAGCGTTCCGGGTGGTAGCCGTCGCCGGTGATCTCCTCGAGCTCCTTCACCAAGCAGTCCGCGCACAGGTCCCCGGTGTGGGACGGCTCGCCGCACTGCGGGCAGGAGGAGTCCGCGTCCACCTCCCCCACCGGGTGCTGCCTGTGGAGCCGGTTGATGAGGTCGAACAGCTTCGCCTGGCTCATGCCGCGCACCTCGTCCGGTACTTGCAGATGTCCCGCGCAGTGGAGTACGGCACCTCGAACTTCTGCGCGATCTGGTAGACGGTCAGGCCATGGTCCTCGTGCAGCTGGCGCATGAGCTCCACGTCGTGGTTGCTGAGCCGGGCGCGGTGGTGGCGTTCGCCTGTGGGCCATCCTTTGCCTGGATTGATTGCAGCGCCCATCAGTCCAGCCCGTACTTGTCCCGACACGGCGCGCAGGCGCCGCCAACCAGCCGCATGCTGTACTCCCCGCACAGGTCGCACTCTCCGGGCTTCCCCTGCGGGATGTCGCCTCTCGCCGCCGCGATGGCGGCCTGCCGTTCCTGTTCCTCGCGCTCGGCGGCGCGGTCTGCGATGTCAGCCATGGTCATCTCTCCTCTTTGCGTGTTCTCGCGCGTGGGCGCGGCAGGCTGCCTGGGCCGGGCCGAGCTCGTCGAACGGGCCCAGGCAGTGATAGGGGCGCGGAATCGGCTCTCCGCGGGCGTAGCGGGCCTTCCGTGGGCCGGGATCGGACACCGGAGCCCAGGCCAGGTAGCGGGCGCCGTGCCCGCGCGGGTATTTCGAGATGCGGTATCCGGAGTCGGATTCGAAGCAGCAGTCAGAGATTTTTTGCCAGCGCACGCGGTTTCCCTCGCAGGCCTACATTGTTTTCCCAAGGTACACAGGTCAGGCCTACATTCCTCTTCCTCTAACTCTTTGAAAACACGCGAAAAGCCTACAAAGCCTACAAAGCCTACATTACGTATTACGCGCGAGAGTTGTTTTTTGGTGGCCGGCAGGTTTTCACGCGCGCACGTATACGCGCGCGCAAGGAATGTAGGCTTTGTAGGCTTATGCAAGGATTTCAACAACTTGCGAAGCGCGCAATGTAGGCCTGCAATGTAGGCCTCTGTAGGCTTTTGCCGCACAATGTAGGCCTGCACGGTCAGAATCCCCCCTCGGAAACCGGGTTGATGACCGCGTCGAACTCGATGTAGCAGGCCATTAGCCACTCCTTCTTGGTGTCGAACTGGTCTTCCATGAGCTTCTCCTGTATGCCGGTGTGGCAGTGCTTGAGCGCCTCGTTCATGTCGGTGCGGCTCGGGATGAGAAACCTCCGCCGGACCTCGTTGCTCTTGTTCCAGTCGGTCCAGATGCGGATGCCGTTGGGCGGCGCTCGCCAGCCAGGGATGCGCTTTAGATAGTCGGTGAAGCGGGTCCGTCCAGGCGCGCGCACGCCGGCGCGCTCGCACCACTTGCGGAACTGCTGGTAGATCAGATCCGGCGTGACCGGGCAGAACGGCAGGATGCTGCCGTCCGGAAGCGACACCTCGAGCTTCTTCCACTCGTCGTAGAAGTGCTCCTCCTGGCTCTTGCCGAGCTCGATGAGGTCAGCCTTGGCGCCGGTCATTGGCGGCTTGGTCCAGGGCCGGAAGTCACCCAGGTCCAGGTCGAGCAGGTACTGGTGCAGCGCCTGGATGCCGCCGTTGTCGATCTCCTCGGTGAGCTCGGCGTAGAACGAGTCCTCGAGCTTCGGCGGGCTGTAGATGACGCAGTGGCGCCGGTCGTCGTTCTCCAACACCACGGGCTGGCGCTCGTTTGAGAGGAATACGATGTTCATGCAATTCTTCTCGTTGTGCGCCGCCACGTTTTTCGGGTTCACGCGAATTGTCTTGCCGGTGATGAAGCTCTTGAGGCGGTTCTTCACGTGGTACATGTCCGACCGCGCCAGCACCTCGTCGGCCAGGATGAAGAGCTTTTTCTCAGCCCAGTCGGCGTTGAACTTGTCCTCGAGCGCCTCCTGGCCAAGCACGCGGCCGTACTCGCCATAGATCTCCACGATGGCCTCGAAGAATCTGCTCTTTCCGGTTCCCTGTGGGCCATGGACGACGAGGGCGGAGTGCATCTTCGCGCCAGGGTGCTGGATGGGGTAGGCAATCCACTTGAGCACCCAGTCGTACACCTCCTGGCTATTGCGCTCCTGGCTGCAGAGCCAGGCAAGGGTCTCGAGCAGCAGGTCGCATTTTCCCGGCTTCGGTGTGGTGGGCCAGCCGCCGTACAGGTTGCAGAGCAGGCCGTCGCTGCCTGTTGGGTCGAAACCGATCTCGGTGTCGCGTGCCACGCGCCAGTCCGGGTGCTCGCGCATCTTGTCCACGCCGTGGCGCTCCATGAGGTTGGCCACGTCCCGCTTGTGCACCAGGCGGCGCTCCACCTCGTCGAAGAGCAGGTCACCGCCGAAGCCGTAGGTGCCCCAGTAGCGGCGCACGCCCTCTTCCACGGTAATCTTCGAGGGCATGGGGGCCTTTCCCCCGCCCCCTGTGTCGGGCGCGCCGCCCACGGAAGCGGGTGAGGACGAGCGGCCCCATCGGAGCTCATCCAGGCGGGCCTCCACCTGGGCGCGCACGGCCTGCAGGCCCTCGGCCAGGTAGAGGTCATTGAAATCGGTGTGCTGCTTGTACTTGCGCTCGATGGTGAAGGCGGGGGCCAGCCAGGCGCCGTCCACCGCTAGCGCGGCGGCCTTGGCGGCCTCGATGCCGGCGTTCTTCTGCCGGTGCGGCTCGCCGCAGTGGACGCACTCGCTGGGCTCCACCGGCGTCACCTTGCCGCAGCTGCGGCACTTCTGCATGTGGTCGTCGTCTGCGCAGACCAGTATCTTCGCCCGCGGGTAGGCGGCGTGGATAGCGTTGGCCACCGGCACCAGGTTGTTCGCATCGAAGGCCACCACGGCGGGCAGACCGGTGGCCTCGTGCAGGGTGGCGGCGGTGGCGTAGCCCTCCGCCAGCAGCACCAGGTCGCGGATGGTGCCGATCTGGAACCAGTGGCCGCGCTTGACCAGGCCCTTGGGCCAGTATTCCTTGTCGCGGCCGGTCTTCTTCCGCCGCGGATGGTCCGCCGGCAGGATGAACTGGAGCCCATGGACGTTGCCCCGTGCATCGAGCATGGGGATGACCAGGGAGCCAGATTCGGTGTAGCGCAGGCCGTGCGCCTGGACGCCCTTTCGCTGCAGGTATTCCGACTCGCCCGTGGGCAATGCCTTGTGCCAGACGGAAGTGGCCCGCGCCGCCGCCCGGGCCGCCTCCCGCTTGCGCAGCTCAGCCGCGCGCCTACGGTCCTCGGCCATGCGGGCCCGGATCGCCTCGAGCTGCTCCGGATCCAGCGCCTTTCTGTCGATGCGGATCTTGCGCGCGTTGTTCTCGGCGCCACGCCAGATCCCGTAGGTGCCCACCAGCAGCGGCTGGTGGTTGCGGTCGGTGACCTCGTGCAGGTAGTACCATCCGCGCTTCTCACTGCGGTCGTCCTCCGTGTACACCCGCACGATGCGCCCGAGCTCCAGCCCGCGCTCGATCACCAGGCCGCAACTCGTCATCTGCTCGATCACCGAGTCATAGTTCCTCAATGCATCTCCCCTCTTCTCTCGTCTCCCCTCGTGCGGATCCGCGCCGGCCGGTACCTGCGTAGTTACCAGCACCGGCATCCATACACTCGAGCGGCAGTCCGCGCTCCGCAGCCAGGCGGTTCCTCGCCGCCAGCGAGCGGCCAGCGATCAGCTCCCGCATCCGCTTCCATGCGGCTCGCCGCGCTTTCCTCGTCTTCGCCGTCATCAACTCCAGCGCCGCAGCATCGATTTCCGCCTCGCGCTGCTCGTCAGTCAGCATTTCATCCGACAGATCAGACACCTACGCCACCTGTTGCATCTGCACCGACCCCAAACCCTAGCCAAAACCCGCGGTTCGAATTACCCGAGTCAGCCGTTTCTAGGGAGGACCCGTTGCCTGGATAGCTGTTGCCTTGTTGCATTCGCAAGCAACAAGGCGGCGAAAAAAAGAGGTGGGGTGCGGGGTTGTGGCCCTCATGCCTCCACCTCTCGGTCGGTCATCAGCCTGGCGATTGCGTCGTCCAGCTTTGCGTAGAACTCGCAGAGCGGCCCGTTGTTCCGTATCACCACGTCGCCACTCTCGACCTGCAGCTGAGCCTCTGACTGATGTGACTGCAGCGTCTGCAGGTCATCTCGAATGATGTGCAGGATCGAGCCGCCACGGCGACGGATGAATGCCGCTTCGTTCTCGAAGCGAACATCCGAGAAAACCACGCCGTTGCGCGTGGTCATTCCGCAATCTGTTGCATGCTCCATTCTGCTCAGCCAGCGTTCCGCAAGGATTACCCAGATGTTTCGGTTGATGAGCTCCCTGCCCCACTCCGTTCCCAGCGTCTGCATGAGGCGGCGCGGTGAAACACCGAGCCATGGCAGCTGCTCCTCCTTCTGCGCGCCATCAAGCTGCTCCGGATCCAGCCCGAGCATAATCTCCAGCGCATTCTTGATCGGGCTTGCGAATGCGTACTCGGCAAACCCATACTGGTCCACCAGGTGCCAGGCTGCAGTCGTCTTGCCAGATCTCGCCCTTCCGGCGATTCCGATGATTTGCATGATCCTTACCTAAAATGGAATGTCTTCGTCCGGGAAATCAGCACCGCCAGGCTGCGGTGCAGTCGTCTCCGCAGCGTGCGCGCTTGCCTGCACAGACCTTGAATCCAGCATGATCAGCTCGCGCACGCTGACCTCCGTTGTGTACCGGTCGTTCCCGTCCCTGTCCTGCCACTTGCGCGTGCGCAGGCTGCCTTCGATGTAAATCTTCGAACCCTTATCCAGATACTCGCCGGCAATCTCCGCCAGCCTGCGGTAGAACACCAGGCGATGCCACTCCGTGCGCTCCTTCTGCTCTCCTGTAGCCTTGTCCTTCCAGCTGTCCGTGGTGGCCAGCGACACATTCGCCACCGGCGTACCGTCCGGCATGTAACGCACCTCCGGCGCCTGCCCCAGGTTTCCGATGAGCTCCACCTTGTTCAGGCTTCTAGCCATGGCTGTCCCTCACGGTGTTCTCGAGAATCTGGATTGCCCTCCGCGCCTCAGAGCACTCACGGAGAATCGGCCGGGTCCAGCTTTGACAGCAGCGTCTTCTCGCGCTTTCCAAGTTCCCTTGCCAAGGCGGAAATTCCGCCTGGATGGCGGCGGGCTGCGTGGGCAATGCAATGAACAGCTCATCCATGTCCATGACGGCCTCCCTGCAGAACTGCGCCGCCGTTTCGGCGGCATGCTTGAGAAATGTGGGCCATGCTGAACAGCAGGAAGACCCACTGAATAAAACCGCTGCATGGCGCTGTCCTGGGAAGGAGGAAACCAGGACGTGGGGGAAGGCGGGGAGAGAAACACCATGCAGCGGGGAGATGGTCATGCCGCGCACCCCGTGTTGTCGCGGCAGTTCTTGCGGAGCACGGCCCAGTCCACGTCTGGGCGAAGGTCCTCGCAGCGGATGGCACCGTTGGTGGCGCGCTCGATGGTCGGACAGTGCCTCTCAGGCACCTTTTTCCACTGGCCCACCGCCGCCTTGGTCACCCCAAGCGTTCTCGCCAGGGCGGCCTTCGACCCGAAATGTCTGAAGAGCTCCTGCAACGTCATGCGAAATAGTAAAGCGCGCTTCACCACAGAAGTCAAGGACACTTCCCTTCCGGTAAAGTATCATTTACAACATGACAGAAATCAGCGACAGAATCCGGCTCATCCGAAAGCACTTCGGCCTGAACCAGCGACAGCTCGGAGAAGCCGCTGGCGTGACCAAGTCAGCCGTGTCTCAATGGGAGCGCGGAGAAACCACGCCGCAGATCGCTCCCCTCCTGGAGCTGCAGAGGAACTTGAATGTCAACCCGGAATGGGTCATGTCCGGACGCGGCGGAATGGTTCTTGATGGGGCCATGGTTGAAGAGGAGCGGGAGCAATATCTGACGAAAGGCCCGGAGACGATCCCCAGAAAAACCGTCCCGGTCGTGGGCACGGCGGAAGGCGGCCCGGATCGAGAATGGGACGATCTCGGCTATCCCCCCGGATACGGGACCGAATACGTGGACGCCCCATCCAAAGACCCCAACGCTTATGCTCTCCTGGCGTCAGGAAACAGCATGTACCCAAGGATGCGCCCGGGTGAAGCCATCCTCGTCGAGCCTTCCCACGACCCGCAGCCTGGAGACGAGGTGGTGGTGAAGTTTACCAACGGAAACACCATGGTAAAAATCTATTCCGCCAAACGCGGGAACCGAGTGTTCCTTGACTCCATCGGAGACCACGAAACCATTGTCGTCCCGGAAGACGAGATCGAATTCATGCACTGTGTCGCCTGTGTATTCCGACCCAGCTTCATCAAGCAGCGCTGATCATCCGCTCCTCATTTCCTCCCCACGCTCCCCGCTGAATCACAGGTGACATCGCGCGCCGGAACCAGTTGAACGGAAACTGATCCCTATACCGATTGCTGCCATCGATCCAGCGCAGCAAGGCCGAAACACCGTCAAAACCGATCTCCCCATCACTGAATTGGCGCCTGCATTCGCCCAGTTGTTAGCGGCTGAGTAAAACCGCGCATAGATGGCGAAGTCGGTTTCATGATGGCTGACGGGGTGGAGCCCCGTCAGCCATCACTCCTCAGAAGGTCACATCGTCTGCCTCCGGGGCGTAGTTGTAGCGGTCGTCGAGCAGGTGCTGCAGGTCGTCATAGAGGTCCTCGTCGTAGTTGCCGGTGTGGTTGCTGCCGTCCCACTCGAC